TGTACCTTAAAAATACTTATAAAGAAAATACCAAAAAAGGGGTTGACAAGTACAACACAATATGGTATAATAAGTACATAAGATAAAGAAAGTTGATTTGATGTATCGACCAAAACGAAAACGGACTTTCAAAATCTTATAGAAAATACCAAAAAGGGGTTGACAAGTACAACACAATATGGTATAATAAGTACAACAAAGAAAAAAAACAAACAACCAAACAAGGAATGGTACACCTGACGTACTAGAAAGCGAGGCTATTATGGCAAGACGTAGAATGGTAACGAGAACTATTAACTTTACAAAGGCTGACGTTATGACGGTTAACGTATCCACCGCTGAGGTCGCAATCCGTGACTATCGTATCAACGGAACGTATGATACAAAAGAGGAACTTTTAAAAGTGCTGAAAAAGGCGTATGAAACTGACTTCATTAAGTTAGTAAACATTGAAAGCATTGAAACTGAAGAGGTACTTTTCGGAATGGACGAAATCAAGTTTATGGAACTTGCCGAAATCTTACCACCTAGAACGGTTGCAATCAATGACGAGGAATAAGTCAAATAGTGGGGTCACGGTGACACAGTGCGAGTCCGACTCTCGCACCCCACAATCGGCAATAGTGCCACAATAAGGAAGTGAGGTAAACATTATGACGACACTGAAAAAAGGAACTAAGAAGTACGACTACTATTTATGGGCAAGTAAACGTTATGCTGGACACGATTTGAACGACGTTTATACAAAGTGTTCAACAGCAAAACGTGAGGCTGAGTTATCAATCAAACGTGAAATGGTAGAACGTGACGGTTATAACTACCACATTACTGGAAAGAATTGTAACTACTTTAGTTGTGCATTTGAAACCGAAACACATATTTACTATCATACGCATAGCAACGAATATGTATTAGAAAAGTGAGGTGAACACTATGAAAAAGACAGATTACGAAAGACAGATAGACTTGTATAAATGGGGTATCAATGAAAAGCAAGATAAGACTACTGGAAAATTCACATTCACTTACAACAAAACAGAGTACAATTTATACGGCACGTATATGTATAAGCAAGATGTTATGAGGTGGGATTTATACAAGGAAAATGTGGACGATAGAAATAACACAATAATACGCTTATCTAGTCCAACTAGTAACATAAAAACACCAATAACTATTCTAAAACTTATGATGAAAGTGGAACGTTTAGTAAGTAAAGAGTGGAGTGAGTTACCTGATAACATTTGGCACAACGAGGAGGTATAACTATGAACAATAAATGTGTAGCCGCTGGTAAAACATACATCAAGTACGGACGTAAAAGAAAAGTACACTATGAAACAAACATTCCGTACATAATTTACAACAACCGACGTGTATACTTTACCAACGTTATGAGATTAGAAAACCCTATTAAAATCAACACAATTATATGTGTTAACAAACACGGAACAGTAACACACGGTAACGTACTAACTGGTTACATCTATGAGGGTGCTTGGATACAAACATACGTAGAAGTAGTAGACTTTGAAACAGTACAACTTTGGAAAGAAAGCGAGGTATAAACTATGGAAAAGACAGTAAACAAATCAGCACTACATCATGTTGACGTATACTACACAGACGTAAGTGACAAATACACAGCGTCACACCACGACTTAGTAACAGACATTATGATATCAGCATTTGGGCACACCTTGTACGTCACTTGTATCGACCCTATTACAGACTACGAACACACATACAAGTACGATGTTGAACACCTAATCAGTATCATTATCGACGACAGATTATTTGAAATGGAGGACGTAAAATGACTATCATAATCACCTTTACAGACAAGGAAATACGTACCATTAAGAACGTTAAAGAGTTCAAAACTACAGACAACTTATTGGTACTAAGAATGAACAAAGGTTCTTTCATCTTTCCACTCTCTATAGTGTCACTATTCATAGTATCAATGTAGTACCTTGTTAAATAATTAACACGCTTGTTAAATAAATAACTTTTGAATTAGAGGTTGACAGTTTTACCTAGATATGCTATACTTATAATTGTAAACGGACAATGTTTCCATAAAACCTCACTTGCGTTTGGGTACACAACTCCCAACCGTGTACCCGAACAACGGACGATAGTTCAACGGTAGAATGACGCACCGCATACTGGCTTATCAGTTCCCACATTAGCGTAGATACAAGTTCAAGTCTTGTTCGTCCAAGCGGTACAATAACGTACCGTACAACAAACAAACCAATGCCAAGAAAGGAGAACAAAACTATGGCAAGAAAACCTATGGTAACACGTACCTTATTAACCACCAAAGCAAACGTACTTTGTTTGAACATCACCACTGGAGAGGCAGAGAACAAACTCGTGACCGTACCTCGTACCTACAAAGACAACAAAGCGTTGCTTAAGGCTGTTGCACCTATCGTAGAGGCAGACGAGAACTTAAAAGCGGTACACATTGTTGACACCGAAGTTATCGAAACGCTGTACGGTATGACCGAGCAAGAATTTATGGAAAGAGCAACCGTCTTACCGCCTAGAACCGTAGCACAGACCAACGACGAAGAGTAAAACCTTGTACCAAAATCAAACCATTGACTCAAGTAGTCAACAGTACAACAGACAACAGAAAAGGAGAACAAAGAGATGATTGATATTAAAAATATGAGTAGAGATTTTGACGAAGTACAGCAGTACCTTATGACGGTAGCACCTTCTATCAAATCTATGAAAGACGTAGCAGACGGAACTAAGATTAAAGTGTACGGAACTATCGAGTTCATTGACAAGAAAGACGGTAAAGAGGAAGTCGAAGTATTGTCTATCATTACACCAGACAATGAAGTATACAGTTGCCAGTCACAGACATTCAAACGCTCACTCAAAGATATCGAAAACATTATGCACGGAAAAGAGTTCACAATTATCAAAACAAGTGGTACAACTAAAGCAGGTAGACCCTATATCAACTGTACACTTGATGTTGATAGCCTGAAGTCCAACAAGTCCAAGAAGTAATACACTTCTAAAGGTAGTAAGAGGGGTACACCTTATAAGTACCCCTCATTTTATATGTTAGGTGGTGATTATATGCCAAAGCAACGGAAACCTACACCGATACCAAAGCAAATCAAATCACAGAAACCTAAGAAACAGAAACAACAAAAGGGTACACAGAAAACAAAGCGTGTTAGTTCTGGAATAAAGCAACCAAGTATACCTAAGATACCAAAGATAAGACAACCTAAAGCAACACAGAGTTCAAAGGCAAAACAAACAACGTCAAAAATAACAGATATGGAAACTGGTGAGGTTGTACAAGATATGTTACCAACAGTGAACGAACAACCGAACTTCTATTCAGATGTAATCATAAACAGTTGGAGAGGTGCGTTAGGACAATTCAGTAACGGTGACGCATACAATTTCTTGAACAACTGGTTGAATGATATGATAGCACAGAATGGTAAAGATAATGTAGCAGAAATGTTACAACGTGGTACAGCAGACGGTAACATACTTACGTGGGAAGTTGTGTACAAGACAGGTGAGGCAGAACGTTACATTAGTACAATGCTAAACTACTTACCAGACCAAGGAGAACTGTACAAGGAAGAAGTACAAGACAAGTTTGAATACTACAAACAAATGACAGACGCTTTTGAACAAGAAGAAGATTGGGAAGAGCCAGTATGAACGTACGACAGTTTCGATATTTTGTGGGAGATTTTGAAACAACAGTATATAAAAACCAAACACATACAGAGGTGTGGGCAAGTGCGTCAGTTGAAATGTTCACAGAGGACGTACAAATCTTTCACTCTATTGCAGACCAGTATGATTACTTTGTAAATCAAAATTGTAACTTAGTTGTTTACTATCACAATCTAAAGTTTGACGGAGCATTTTGGATATCGTATTTAATGACAGAGTTAAACTACGAACAAGCATTAGTACACAAGAGTTCAGAACAATTTGATGTTGAGTGGTTACACGAAAAAGATATGAAGAACAACACATTTAAGTTCGCTGTTTCTGACAAAGGAATGTGGTACAGTATTACAATTAAAGTACACGGTCATTACATTATAATAAGAGATAGTTTGAAACTGTTACCGTTCAGTGTTAGACGGATAGGACAATCATTTGGTACTAAACACAAGAAACTTGATATGGAATATGAGGGTGTAAGGTATGCTGGTTGTCCTATCACAGACAAAGAAAAAGAATACATAGCAAATGACGTTCTAGTTGTCAAAGAGGCACTAGAAATAATGTTCACAGAGGGACACAAGAAATTAACAATAGGTTCGTGCTGTCTTGCAGAGTATAAGAAGATAGTTGAAAACGAATATGGTACACCCACTTATGGGTTCGATAATATGTTTCCCAACGTGTACAACTTACAACTAAATGAAACACAACACAGATACAAAAACGTAGGTGAATGGTTAAGACGTTCATACAGAGGTGGTTGGTGCTATCTTGTTAAAGGTAAAGAGAACAAAGAATATGGTGCTGGTGTAACAGCAGACGTTAACTCTTTGTACCCGTCAATGATGTCAAGTGAAAGTGGTAATAAGTACCCCATTGGTTTACCAACATTTTGGAAGGGTAACTACATACCAGACGAGGCAATAGCAGATAATAAGTATTACTTTGTACGAATTAAGACACGCTTTTATATTAAAGAAAATATGTTACCGTTTATACAGATAAAGAGTTCACTATTGTACGACGGAACTGAAGCACTTGAAACCTCAGACGTGTACGACCCTACAGACGGAAAGTATTACACACATTACACAGACAAAGACGGACACATACACGACACTAGAGTAGAACTTACAATGACAATGACAGACTATCAGTTATTCAAAGAGCATTACTATTGTACAGACTTTGAAATACTAGACGGTTGCTGGTTTTATGCTCAAGTAGGTATCTTTGATAAGTACATTGATAAGTATAAGAAGATTAAAATGGAAAGCAAGGGTGCGTTACGAGAGTTAGCCAAGTTGTTCTTAAATAATTTGTACGGTAAAATGGCTAGTAGTACAGACTCTTCATTTAAGATAGCGTACGTAAAAGACGACGGCTCTTTAGGCTTTGTACCAGTACAAGAAAACAACAAAGAGCCTGGTTATATACCAGTTGGTTCAGCAATAACTAGTTATGCAAGGAACTTTACAATACGTGCGGCACAGAAGAATTACTATGGTGTTGACAAGGCTGGTTTTATATATGCTGACACAGATAGTATACACTGTAACCTTAAACCAGAACAAATAGTTGGTATAAAGATTGACAGTAGAGATTTCTGTTGCTGGAAACTAGAGAGCAAATGGGATTGTGCTACTTTTACAAGACAAAAGACATACATTGAACACGTTGTTGAAGAAGATTTGGAACAGAAAGATGACGGTTCTTTTGCTGGTGAAGTTGTAAAACCATACTACAATATTAAGTGTGCTGGTATGCCTCAAAAGTGTAAAGACTTGTTCGAGAAATCTATGTATGGTACAGCCGATATTAGTGGTTATGTTTCACCGATAACAGACCAACACAAAGAGTGGACAGATGAAGAACTAGAGTTTTTATTTGATGAAAATAAGAAACCAATTAAACGTACAATGTGTGACTTCAAAGTTGGACTAAAAGTACCAGGAAAATTAAGACCTAAAAGAATAAAAGGTGGTGTACTTCTTGTTGAAACACCATATGAAATGAGGTGATTTATTATGGCATACTTTAGATACACAATAGACCAAAAATTAAACAAAGACCGTGAAGATATTGATACAAACAGAGATAACATTAGTGCTACTTCTCTTGGGTTATCAGCGTTACAAGGTGTAGTTGCTGGTGTTAGTGCAACAACAAGTGAGAACCGTGTACTAATTAACAATATGCAGAGTAGTATATCAGCGCACACTCAAGCACTCAATGATTTGTTTACACGTGTTGGTGCTTTGGAACAGCAAGTTGCAAACCACGAGCAAAGAATACAAGCATTAGAAAATCAGTAAAGGAGAATATTATGATACTTAAAATTGCATTGATAACATTAGCGGTTGTTTTAGGGTTAAGTATTTTTGACACCATTTTGATTGGGTTGATATATTTGGCAAGGTTTGGATTTAAGAGGAAGGAAAGTGAGAAAAAAAGAATGAGAAGTATATTCAAAAGAACATTTTGTTTGCACGAGTGGGTAAGAATGGACAGTACATTAGACGGCTTTAAATATGTTGGAGCAAGGATTATGTATGTATGTAAAAAATGTGGCAAGAAAACATTTTATCCCGATTATTAAAAGCAGGAAAGCGAGGAAGAATAAATGAATAACGTACCAAGAAGTTCTTTAATCAATGAAGTTTATTTATCACCTAATTTTAACCCTAGAAACGCAAACCAGAGAATAACTAGGTTAACACCTCACTGTATTGTTGGTCAACATAACGCAATAGACGTAGCAAAATCTGCAAAGTTTACTAGTAACCATATTGCGTCAGCCAACTATATCATAGGTAAAAGTGGTGAGATACTACTAAACGTAGAAGAATGTAACAGAGCGTGGACTAGTTCAAGTAGAGATAATGACTACCAAGCAATCACTTTTGAATGTGCCAGTGACCCAACAAACCCTTACGCATTTAATGATAAAGTATACACACAGTTGTTCTTGTTAATAGTTGATATCTGTAAAAGGTACAACAGAAACAAGGTTGTGTGGATACCAGATAAAACCACAGCACTAGCATATAAAGTTAAAGACAATGAGTTCTTAATTACACTACATAGGTGGTTCGCTAGTGTTGAGTGTCCTGGTCAATGGCTGGTAGATAAAATGCAATCACTTGTTACCGCTGTTAATCAAGAACTTTCTCCAAGTAATGTACCACCAGTTGTAACCGATAAATATTATAAGGTACAAGTTGGTGCTTTTAAGAATAAAGACAACGCAGACAAACTCTTAGCCAAGTTAAAGGAACAAGGTTACTCCGATGCGTACATTAAATATGAATGAAAGGAGGGTACACCATGGACTTTTGGGGGCAGGTAATGGATTTAATTAACAAGGGTATGTTTCCTATTGCTTGTGTTATTGCACTAGTATACGTAATTGTTATTATGTTCAAAGCCTATCGAGAGGATAACAAATCAACAACAGACGCAATCAATAACAACACAGTAGCACTAAACAGATTGATAGACAAAATGGATAAAGACTAAACTAAAAGAGGTAGGTTGGTATCCCACATATTGGGAACTTTCCTACCTCTAAATATATCTAAAACTCTTGCAATCATAAAGCGTACAGCGTATACGAGATTACTAGTGGCACTATATTCCAAGTGTGCATATCCACTACGTAACATTATGATTAACAAAAGCAGATACCTTAATAAGATAAAGCAGATAACACAGCCTCTTTACAACGTAAGTCCTTAAATCTAAAGCAACCTCGTTCAAACAAGTAACGTAAGTTTGCAATAATAAAGTCATTTCTTTTTAACATTACATAGTTGATATCGTGGTCATCTGTTGTGGTTGTAATTTTAATATTAAATGTGGTGTCAGCCTTATCATCACAGTAGATAAAACCAGCGTCAGCATATTCTTTCAAACCGTATTCAATACCATTGTACTTTAGTGTACAAATATATTTTGCTTTACCTACTGGGCGGTCAATAAATGATTTACTATCGTTTAAGTACACACTTTCCGAACTGTAAGTAACATACTTGTCACTAGCAAAGGCACGATTGAAACCACTTTCTTTCTGAGCAAGACCAACGCTTTCAACATATCCTTGTTCAAGAACAAACCCGTCACCTTTTAGAAACTTTGTTTGGTCTGTCAATCTACCGCTTATATTCATACTAGTATAATAAGGGTTAAGCGTAGTAACTGGGTTACTTATCATATAAACTGGTACATACCGTACTTGTTTACCTTGTCCTCTTGCTATACTTGTGTGTATACTAATAAACTTCTTTACTTCATCATTACAATAGTGATTAGTTTCACTTTGAAATTCATCAAACAACATACGTTCAACGTCACTAAACAAATGACTTAACTTTTTAATTTGGTCTGCATTATTGATAGCCAAAGCATAACCACAATGTTTACCATTCAAATACAAATCGTGATAGATACCTTTTGAACGTCTTTGACTAGTAAAGTCCATACCATTAAAGAACAAACTTTCTATATCCTTAAAGAATTTATCGGCAACTTCATCTAGTTCATAGTTAAACCTATAAAGTAGTGCAAATTTTCCTTCACCTTTAAGAAATTTATTGACAACAAGTTTGTTAAAGTATGTTGTCTTACCAGCAGACCTATTTGACGTACTCATATATACTTCTGGTTTACGTCCATTGATATCTAGGAGTGACAAAAGTTTAGTACCGTCATAGTAATCACTCATAACAAAAATCTCCTTTCTTATATAAAATATTTTAACATTTTTCTTGACAAAAGTCAATAGGTTATGATATAATAATATAGAAGAAATATATTTATTTATCCGCTACCTATCAAACAAGAAAATCAACAGAGAAAGGAGAACAAAATGGCTGTAAAAACTAAGGACGAACTACTTAATGACTATCGTACTTTGGTTGGTGAAGATTTAACCGACGAACAGATTGCTTTTGTTGAGAACGTAACAGATACTATTACTGATTACGAAACAAAGGTAAAGGGTGACGGTGTAGATTGGAAAACCAAGTACGAAGAAAATGACGCAGCGTGGAAAAAGAAGTACACAGACAGATTTTTTGGTAAAGACAACCCCGACCCAACACCCGAACCAACACCCGAACCAGAACCTAGAAAAATGTTAACTTATGATGATTTATTTGGTATGAAAGGAGATAACTAAAATGCCTAAAAGAATTGCACAGAGTACGCTTAATGCGTCTACCTTGGATATCTTAAATGTAATCAGACAGAACGCGTCTTATGATTACCAGAGTTCTGTACCAGTTGTAACCACCGCTACTGATATTCCTAAAGTTGGTGAGATTATTTGTGGTACACCCGCTTTTGCTAACCAGTTTATCAACGCTTTAGTAAACAGAATTGCACTCGTTGTTGTAAACAGTGCTACCTTTAACAACCCTTACAATGTACTCAAGAAAGGTTACATTGAATTTGGTGAAAGTGTTGAAGAGATTTTTGTTAATATTGCTAAGGCTGTTGACTATACTCCCGAAAAAGGTGAGGCACGTGAGTTCAAAAGAACTATGCCCGACGTACGTTCCGCTTTCCACACTATGAACTGGAGAGTAATGTACCCTGTAACCATTCAGGACGAGGACTTAAGAATGGCTTTCCTTTCTATGGAAGGTGTGCAGAACCTTATTGCTAAAATTACTGATAGTGTTTACACCGCAGCAGAGTACGACGAGTTTTTACTCTTCAAGTATCTTCTTATCAAGGGTATTTCTCACGGTAAGTTGAAACCTATTTCTGTTGGTGACGGTACTGACTTAAAGGACAGTGCTGTACAGTTTAGAGGTATCTCTAATAAGTTACAGTTTATGTCTAATGAGTACAACGAAGTTGGTGTAAAGACTAACACTCCTAAAGAACGACAGGTTATCTTTATGGATAGTTTATTCAACGCTCAGTTTGATGTTGAAGTTCTTGCTAGTGCTTTCAACATGGACAAGGCAGACTTTATGGGTAGATTATTCCTCATTGATGATTGGAACACCTTTGACAACGAACGTTTCGATATTATCAGAGCAAACAGTGACGGTCTTGAAGAAGTTACCGCAGACGAGTTAGCACTTATGACTGACATTAAGGCTGTTATTCTTGACGAAAACTGGTTTCAGGTTTATGACAATATGAATAAGTTCACTGAGAAGTACGTAGCAAGTGGTTTATATTGGAACTACTTCTATCACGTTTGGAAAACAATTTCCTACTCTCCGTTCTCGAACTGTGTTGCATTTGTTACGTCCGACGCTACCATTACACCTCCCGCAAGTGTTACCGTTACGGTTGCTGGTAAAGATGTTCACGGTGATACCACAGTATTCACCCTTGATGTTGCAGAGCCTACCTCTCTTGCTAACAGTAATGCTAACTTTATTCAGACCGAGGCGGCTACCAGTGCTGGTGTTGCTATTCAGAGATTTGGTGCTGTTATCTTTACTGATAGTGAACAGACAGTTACCCTTGAAATGGTTATCGACGGTGTAACCTATGTTGGTGGAACGGCTCTTACTCCTGCTAGTGAAGTTGGTGATACCATTACTTTTGCTGAGCCTACACCCTAGTATCACTCTTACTACCTATTAAGAATTTAACGGTTAGATTGCTCTTGAGGTACGGAAATCTATTAAAGAGATAGGATAAAAAATAAGGTGCAAGACCTACCGCCGTTTGTTTTACGAAAGGAGAGTACACAATGTTTATTGAACCGCAAACAAATATAAAGATATTACATAACGTGCCGTTAGACGAAAGTTATGACCACACAGTATGGTTTGCAAATATCAACGCACAGACAACAGCATTTCTTGAATACGTAAAATATAACTTAACAAACTATTCCTACCAAAGAGTTAAACGTGGTTACGCTAGAGTTGGTATCAAGGCTGAGAACTTATATGATTGCAATTATATGATGTTTCAGAACACAGCGTTTGGTAACAAATGGTTCTATGCTTTCATTAAAAGTGTTGAATACATTAACAACGAAACTACTCAGATTGAGTTCCAGTTAGACCCTATGCAGACTTGGGCATTTAATTATGAATTGGAACAGTGTTGGATTGATAGAGAACACTCTGTACACGACACTATGTTTGAGAATTGCGTACCAGAAAATCTAGAACTTGGCGAATATGTTATTAACAATAATTACCATTTTGATATGAGTTCAATGTATATTGGTATGCTACGTAGTTTAAGTGCTGACGGACAGCCAGTTGTTGGTACAACGCGTAACAATGTTTATACAGCACTTGGTATTACTGGTGGTATTCCAGTTTCAGACCCTACAGCAATCAATGGTTATATCAGAGATTATGTTAGTGCTGGACGTGAGGACGCTATAAGGCAAATCTTTCAGTATCCAACATTTATGGGCGACGCTACAGTAACACAACCAGCAACACGTACAGTTTCATTTCCATATAATCACAGCACAATAGACGGATACACACCTAAGAACAGAAAACTATTTACTTATCCATACAATATGTTACTTGTTAGTAATAACGGTGGTGAAATTGCTGAGTACAAATGGGAACAATGGGGTTCATCTGAGGACGCTGGTACATTTGAAATTAAAGGTTCTTATATTCCTATGCCTCAGACACTTTGTTATCCCACCTCATACAGAAGAAAAACAAAAGATTATGACAGTGGTATTGCTATATCAAACTTCCCTCAGTGTCCTTGGATTGGTGACGCATATCAACAGTGGTTAGCACAGAATAAAAATTCAACTGTAACTGGTATCGTTGGTAGTGCTGTTGGTTCTATTGCGGCACTTGCTACTACACCTTTTACTGGTGGTGCTGGTGCTGTTGCTGGCGCGGCTGGTTTGTTAAGCACTGGTATGAAAGTTGCTAGTACAGTTGCTAAAGTATATGACTTAAAGAACACACCACCACAAGTACACGGTCAGACACAAACAGAAAGCCTTAGTGCTGGTATGGGTAGAGTTGGTTATACGTTCCAGCAATTAACTGTAAGAGGCGACTTTGCTAGAATAATTGACGAATACTTTTCGGCATACGGTTATAAGACAAACAGACTTAAAGTACCTAACACCCATAGTAGACCGCATTGGAATTATGTTAAAACCGTTGGGTGTTGTCTAAAGGGTATCAATGGATTACCTTGTGATGACGCTAAGAAGATTTGTAGTATATATGATAACGGTATTACATTTTGGAAAAACATTGGTGAAGTTGGTAACTATAGTTTGAGTAACAACCCTACATAATGAAAGGTGGTGAACAACGTGGGTAGAAAGTTTACAAATTTTGATGAAAGTTTATTGAAGAATAATCAAACTTATATGATGTACCTTGAACGTCTTACCGAGTTAGCGGTTAGTATGTTTGAATGGAGAAACTTACCAGAAACTATTGACCCTAGATATCTTGAATTACATTTATTTGATAAGGGTGTTGTAGTATATTTCCGTGACGAAACAATAGGTGACTTATGTTTAGACGTTGCTACACAAGGTAGATTGAATGTATATGGTTATCCAGTTAGAAGAAGAGCATACAGTAGTTACAACAACTATCAGAAACAATTAACAGACGCAGACAGTGTTATTATTTACAACAATTACTTAAGAACTAACAGTGTAATGCAAATGAAACTTTACGCAAATAGGTTATACCAGTTAGATAGAATTATTGATGTAAATGTTAGAGCGCAAAAGACACCAGTTCTTATTCAAAGTGATGAAAAACAGAGATTAACAATGCTTAACTTATATAAAGAATATGACGGTGATAGTCCAGTAATTTTTGGTGATAAGAATTTAGACGTAAAAGGGTTAAAAGTATTAAATACAAATGCACCGTATGTTAGTGATAAGTTATACACATTAAAGACACAGATTTGGAACGAGGCTTTAACTTATTTAGGTATCAGTAATGTTAACTATCAGAAGAAAGAAAGAATGATTACAGATGAAGTAACAAGAAACCAAGGTGGAACTATTGCAAGTAGATATAGTAGACTTCAAATGAGGCGCGAGGCTGTTAACCAGATTAACAAAATGTTTGGTACTAATATTGAAGTTAACTACAGAGAAGATTTCCAAGAAATTTTTGAGTCACGTGATGACGAATTACGCGGACTAGATACAGTAGGGGGTGAAGGTAATGAGTAAGTACACGACAGAGGTAAGATATATTTGTGAACACGACGCTGGGTTAGATGAGAGCAAGGGTGCAAACAATGTCGATACTATTTTGAACAATAGTTGGAATAAAATCTTTACAACTAATTGTGCTTTCTTTGATGAAACTTATAAACCCATACTGTGTAAAAAGATTTTGAAACATTATTACACAAGAGAGATAGGAGCGGAAACTGTTGGCTTGTGGAAAATGTGGATAAATAGAAAACTTGAAGAGATTATGCCTTATTACAATCAGTTGTATGCTAGTACGGTATTAGAGTTTAACCCTTTGTACGACTTGGATATCAATACTACACATACTAAGAATAACAACGGTACTACTAGTGGTACAAGAACAGGTAGCGGAACTACTGGTGGTTCACTGAATAGTCATAGTCTTGAATTGTATAGTGATACCCCTCAAGGCGGTGTTACTAATTTACAAAATCAAAGTTACTTAACTAATGCTACAGATGTAAACAGAACAGACGCAACAACTGGAACATACAATGACTCAGAAACAAGTAGTGGAACAAACGCAGATACAGAAACATATACAGAAAGAGTATACGGAAAACAAGGTAGCGGTACGTACAGTAAAATGTTACAAGAGTTTCGTGAAACATTCCTTAATATTGATATGTTAATCATTGATGAATTTAGTGATTGTTTCTTGAACTTGTGGTAAATAGTATTTGCAAATACGAAAGGAGATATAATTATGAGTATTACACCTAAAGACCCTGCTGATTTTACACCTAGTTTGGGTACTTATAATACACTTAAACCTTTTAGATACTGGTGTCAAAAGGTACTTCCGTTAGTGTATGATGATAGTTTAAGTTATTATGAACTTCTTTGTAAGGTTGTTGATTACTTAAACAAAACTATGGAAGATGTTGAAACATTAAATGGTGACGTTAATGGATTGCATACAGCCTACATTGAATTACAAAATTATGTTAACGATTATTTTAGTACACTTGATGTTCAGCAAGAAATTAACAATAAATTGGATACAATGGCTTATGACGGTACACTTGACGAATTATTACTACCCTACTTTAATGCCTATAAAACAGAAATAAATAATGTTGTTACTACACAAAATGTTAGGTTGAGCGTTCTTGAAGGGCGAATGGACGAATTTGCTAGTCTACCAGATGGTAGTACAAGCGGTGACGCAGAGTTACTTGACATTCGTGTTGGTGGAAATGGTATTACATACCCTAGTGCTGGTGATGCTGTACGTGGTCAGTACAATGAATTATCTGAAAGAATGAATGGGTTTGACGAATTTAGCGAAAATGTTAATGAAGAATTAGGTATAGTATATTCTGAAAACTTATTCAATATTGCAAACGTTACTGAGGGTAAAAAATTAAATAACAGTGGTGGGTTGGACACTGACGCAACAAGGGTTGTTTCTGACTTTATGCCTTGTTCACAAAATGACACCATTTATTATGTTAAACTCAATAACGATGTTTTCCAAAATCAGAATACTGTAAACTTTATTAAAATCTGTTTCTATGATGAATTTCATAATTTAAGTTCAGACGGTTATAAAGACTTTGCTAATTCTGTTTTAGTTGAGGGTAGTGATACCAAATACTTTAGAGTGTGTTGGAACTTAACTAATATTCAAGGTAATGTTCATCTGTGTATCACATTGAATGAACACCCTACAAACGTAAATAATTTTATATATTATCACGACCCTTATTATACGTTAAAGAGTAGGGTTGAACACCTTGAAGAAATAGTTAACTCACCTGTACTTGATATTAAAACAATAGATTGCTGGGGTGATAGTATGACAGAGGGTGGTAGTGCTGGTGACCCTTATCCGACAATTCTTGAAAATGAATTACCTAGTGATTTTGTTGTTAATAACTATGGTGTTGGTAGTCAGACCAGTGGTGAAGTTGCTTTCAGATTTGGTACTAATGACGTTTATGTAAAATTAAATGGAAATAGTATACCTGCTGATGTTAGTGATGTAACTATTGAGGGTATAACTTGTTCACACGGTAGCAGATTTGATTTTAAGAATTTTGGTAATTTTGCGTCAACCGCTAAATTAGATTGTGTGTTAAATGGCGTACCTGGTAAGTTAAATTCTTTAATAGGTGGTGCTAGAACATTTACAAGAAACTCTAGTGGTACGGCTGTTGATGTAGCACCTTATTCAAAAGTGTGGAATTTATTTAATAATAGTGATGAACACATTTGCATTATATGGTGCGGTAAAAATGATATTGCTAGTGCTGGAGATTATACTATAAATGGTGTACTAGATAATGTTATAGGTATGACCAAAAGATTTAAGCACAATATG